TCGGATTCGGGATCAGCCCCGGCGCCACGCGCAGCGCGAAGGCGCCCGGCGCCACCTTGGTCTGCGGCGTCCCGAACGCCTGCGTGCCGAAGCCCGAGCCGACGAGGCCGCGAGTCAGGAGATCCTGATGGTCGGTCCGATCGTCCGGTGCGGGGCCGGCTAGGGGTTTCTGGGCACGCGCGCGCGCGAGCCGCTGGCGGATCTCGTCGTCGGGCATGCCCTTGGGAACGCGGATAGTCAGGATCTCGCCTGCCATCTCTATATCGACGTCTTCGTACTCGGCAGTCGCCATCAGGGACCCTTCGCCGGACGCCGATTGAGGATTCTGAAGTCGTTCGATGGCGAGTCCGGCTTGCCAGCAGGAACTTCTAACTTCATCGGGCCCAGACCAGACGCTGTGAAGCCTCCGTTCAGCCGGTCACGAAGGATGTCGAGCTGCTGCCGGGCCGCAGCGTAGCCCTTGGGGGTCAACTCGAACGCTCGCTCCATTCTCAGCAACTCGAGAGCGGAGTCCATCTGTTTGCTGGTCCCGCCGAACGCGCGGTTAATGTGCATCAGCATGCCGCTTAGGCTGTCGAGCGTCTGGATATCAGCATCGCCAGAGGCGCGGCCGGCCACGGCTAGAACTTTCGCCTGGGCGATGTTATACGCATCCCGGGTCTGCGAGCCCGTGGCGGGCGGGAAGAGATCTTTCCGCCGCCGGATAATGCCATAGGCGTCCTTAAAGTTCGCTTCAAGGAGATTGATCGCTTTGATTTGATCCGGGGGGATGGCGCGAAACCCTTGTTTGTCCGCCTCCGCTTGGCTCATGCTCGGCGGCGGGTTCTGGCGAGTTACAGGATTAAAGAGGTTTGCGGCGTTGGCCGCACCGAGCGGCGCATTCCGATCCGTCTCGGTTTTAGCTCCCGCCGTTTCCGCGGCCATCTTCCCCGCCTTTGCGATGTCCGCTTTTACGAGGGCATCGACGAGGGATCTCAACTCTTCCGGGACGGCCCCGTGTTGGTCAAGCGCCAAGGTCGCCGCCTGCTCTCGGGTCATCCAGGGGTTCTCTTTCCGCAACCGCGCGAATGTCGCTGCGGCTGCCTGCACGGGCGGGACAGTTTTCGGCGCGGCCTCGAGAACCACCCCGGGTCTGGCCGCCTGCTGGGGACTGGCCCTGCGTGTCGTGTCGACGCCGCGCACGTAGGTCGGGTGATCCTGGTCCTTGAACTCCGAGGACCAGTGATATTTGCCGTCTGTTGGATCGATGCTGGGTGCGGCGCCTACGAGGAACGCCCCGCGATAGTCGTACTGGTGCCGTGGATTGTCAGGGTCCGGATCGATGCCCGCCACACTGGCCCAGGCCTCGTACCACGTTCGGAACTCCTTTTCTTTCTCAGGCGTCAGTTGCGTGCGGTTGCGGCGCACAACGCCGCCGCCCGTGGTCGGCAGAACCGAGCCGGTCGCCGCGCTCGGCGAAGGCTGGACCCCAATGTCTTCGATCCGCACGGGCGCGCTGCCGGGCGCGGGCGCGGCCACGCCGCCGGGTGCCATCCCGGGGCCGCCGAGCGCGGGCGGCGTCGCGCTCGGCAGCACCAATGGGTCCACGAGACGAGAGGTCTCGGGCACCGGGAGGAACCCCTCTTTGGCGGCCTTGCGAGCGGCAGCGCGACGCGCCTCGGCCAGTAGAATCCCGTCTGTGATGATCAGGCCGCGCTCTTGGCGAATGAGGCGAGCTTCCACCGTCTCCCCGGGTCGACCCGGGTGCTGCGCATCCGCCTTCTGCGCATAAAAGTCGGCCAGCTGCGCCGGCGTCGCGGTTCCGTCGAGGATGTTGCCGAATTCAAAGGCGATGACCTCGACCTGGTCCCGGCGCACGGCGGCGAGGTGATCCTGCTGCATCTTGCACAACGGCGCCGTTTTCGTATTCGCGCACATCTCGCCCCACATGGCGTGCAGCGCCAGTTCTTTGGACCGCTGGTCGCCCTGCGCGTTCACCACCGCGGCGTATTCCTTCACGTACTGCGTGAAGTGCGGGCCCCACGGTACATTTTCGGGAATCTCGGGCGCCCAGTTGCCCAGCGGAGGAAAAGAGTCGTAGATGGCCTTGCGGATGATTCTGTTGTAGAGCTCTTTCTTCGCCGAGTTCGGGTAGTCGGGCATGTTGAGCAGCTTCAACGAGTCTTCGACGACACCCCGCGCGGCGGCCTGCTCGAGTTTCTGCTGGGTCTCCTCCGCCTTCGCCTTGGCCTTCTCGCCTTCTTCTACCATTCCGGCGGCCTTGAGCAACATCCCCGGGAGCCCCGAGAATCCCGAGGTTCCCGAGAGCAGGCCCGTCGTGTCTTTGCGCTCGTAGACGGGGTCGCTTTGGAAACCGGTGGGGCCGAGCGGCCACTCGACACCAAAGCCCGAGAACTTCGGCATCGCCTAGCGCCCCTTCCTGCGCGCGAGCTCGCGCGTTGCCGCGGTCAACATTCCCAGAGTTCGCCCGACGTCGATCGCGCGGCCGTCCGGGGAGACGAGCTCGCGCGGCGCGCGGTCGGCCATCATGCCCATGCGCTTCGGCGCGCGATCGTCCTCGTCCTTGTAGCGGAAGGTGAAGCCGTCGAGATCCTTCACCATCTGGAGCGCGCGCTTGTCCTCGCGCCGCCCCGCCCGCCGGATATCCTTCTTCACGTCGGGGCTGCTCCCGAGCCTGCCGACGCCCCCGCCGAACGCGCCGCCGATGCCGCCGCCGAGGAGGGCGCCCTTGAGCGCGGTCATCCCCAAAGCTGCAGGCCCGAGAAACGCGCCGAGCCCTAGCCCGAGGGCGGTGCCGACCCCTGTTCCGATGGCCGACCCGACCTCGCGCTGCCCCGCCGCGTGCTGCATCGCGAGCTGCGCGTTAGCCATCTGGTTCTCGATGGTCGCCGCGCGCTGCAACTGGAAGGGCTGGAGCGCCCCCTGGAAGTCGGGCGACACCGCGCCGAAGGCGAGCTGTTGGGGGATCCCGACGAGCCCGCCGGCGCCGCCGAGCGCGCCGCCGCGGCCGCCGACTTGGCCGAGATACGTCGAGGGGATGCCGTAGGACGGCACCACGCCGAGCATCCCCTCGCGGGCGCGCGCGCCGATGTCGGAGGCGATGCCCATCCGCGCGAGGACGGCCTGGCTCCCCGCCGTGAGCTCGCCGCGGCGCTCGGCCTCTTGCACCAGTCCCCAGCGTTCGGTGAACGCCTTGAGCGCCTGCGCGCCCGCGGTCGTGGTCGTGCTTGCGCTCTCCGGCGTGTCGCCCTCGATCGGGTTGCCGCTGCGCGCCATCTGTTCCTTGAACGCCGTGAACTCGTCGCGCTTCTGCCGCTGGCCGGCCTCGCTGAGCGGCAGCTCCCCCTTGAGCGCTCGGCGCTCGCGCTCGAGCCCGAGCTGGAGGTTCTCGTATGAGCTCCGCTCGTTGGGGGACAGCGTCGCGACGTACTCGTCCTCCGTCATGCGGCGGATCGTGCCGCCCGGCTCCTCGAGCAGGCGCATGCTCCCCAGGACGAACGGCTTGAGCGCGTCCTGCAGGTTCATCCCGCGCTCGGCCACCGCGAGCTGCTGCTCGGTAACTTTCAACTGCCGCTCGGCGACGCCAAGCCTCTGGAGCTCGATCGCCTCCTCGACGGGGCCACGCGCGCGCGCGCGCTGGGCTTCCTCGCGGATGAACGCGAGCTGCTCTTGCTGGGTCTTGAGCGAATCGCGCAGCGAGGCGCTGATGTCCGCGCTCGGGATCGCGGCCTGGATTTCGTTCTGCCGCTCCAGTGCCGCGACCTGCAGCTTGAGTACCTTGACCTGCTCTTGCTGCATCTCGATCTCGGCCTGGCTGGGGGGCGGCGGCGCCGGGACTTTCGGCGCCTTGCCGCCGCCGCCGCTGATCGCGCGCAGGCGCGTGCCGTCGGGATAGATGACCCAGCCGTCGTCGGTGTGCAAGAGGCCCGCGATACTCAGCATCAGGCGATCACCTCGTAGTAGGTCCGGCCGTCAACCGTGATGTACGGCCGCGCGCGGAAGTAGTACTCGATGAGCCGACGCACGGGATCGGTGCAGGCGTGGAGAATCAGCGTGGAGAAGCCGGCATCGCGGGCCATCACGCGAATCCCGCGCATGAGGCAGCGGGCCCGGGCGGCCGTCCGGCACGGTCGGTCGATCACGAAATGCACGACGTGCGGTCGCCCGTGCGCCATCTCGAGCGTCGCGAAGCCGATCGCGCTCACACCCTCCTCGAGCACGACGGTCGGCAGTCGGTCGAATGCCATGTCCTCCGGCGTGAGGCCCTCGCGCGTCAGCATCGCGGCGCACGTGCCGGCGTCCGTGGCGACGTAGGGGCGGAGGCTGCGGCTCACCCGCGGCGGAGTCAGCGGATGGAGGAGCGTGCGGAGCATCAGGCCGGTACCGCAGCGCGCGCACGCTGGAGTGCGCGCCCGAGTGCTCGTACTTGGACCGGCAATACGACGGGTCCGCCGCCGTCGCCCCGCTGCTCCCGCCAGTCCTCGGGCTCGGTGCCGGGGGGGAAGCCGAACTTCACGGTCAGGACCAGCACGTCGGGCAACTGTCTTGCCCCCGGCTCCAGCGTGAACTCCCAGATGAGTGGGCAGATCACCACCCAGCCCTGTGGTGGCTCGGGCCAGTCACCGCCGGGGAACCGGGACTGCATGAGCACGTTGACGCACTCGGTGTTGACATTCGCGACCGTCTTGACTAAGAGGCCGCGCCACGTCTCGGGGACATCCGCCGCATCGAAATCGAAGGCCTGATCGGCCACGAGTACGTGGGTGGACGCGCGCTCGACGTCGTTCTCCCACACCCGTACTCGCGTCCGCGCTGGGACGAACCCCGCGCTGCCGCCGTCCAACAGGTCGTCGTGGGCCTCCGCGCTGTACTCGGCCTCTTCCACGGCGACGATCCGCCCGGCGTCGTCCAGCACCGGCCAGCACACCCGCGCCGGCATCGTGACCAGTTCGGCGCGCCCCGAGCGGAGCGCGCGATCGTGAAGCACGGGGCGGTAGTCGAGCACCTGCGCCCGCCCCGTCATCGTGTAGCTCCCCGCCCGCACCGTCAACCGCATCGGGCCGGTCTGCTCGACAGTGATCGAGCACGCGAGTGGCGTGTCGCCCGCGTAGATGAGGTTCCCGGTCCTGATCGCCATCCGGCTAGCTCCCCAGGGCGATGTAGCGGCCATCGGCGAGATCCTGCCCGGAGTTCACTCCCCACATACGGATACTGAACCCCGTGGTCGTGATTGCGGAGATCGCGCCCATCTGAGGGTTATCAGCGTCCGACGAGCCGGCGTAGGCGACATGCGGCGTGGAGCTGAAAGCAACGGCGAAGGTGACGCCGCTAGGACCGCCCATGTAAACCGGGCTGTAGCCATACGTTCCATTCGATGGTGGATTGAACGACCCGCGCTGCACGAACTCCGCCGCCGCGTTCCGGTTGCCGAGGACGTTGACGTTAGCGGTGAGGCCGTGGACGGCGGTGCTCGCGTCGATGTGCGCGTCGGCACCGATCGTGACCCACCCCGTGCCGTCGCAGACGACGAGCAAAGCCTGACCGGCCACCAGCGAGATCGTCGTCGCCCCGTCGATCGTCTCCGAGCCGTCGGCGTCGACCGTGATGACGCCTGTCCCGCTGTTACGCACCGCGAACCAAAAGCCGTCCGTCGCCGTCGCCGCGGCGGGCAGCGTGAGCGTCCACGTATTCGAGGTCGCATTGATGACCTTGCGCACGTCGGACGTGGTGAGTGTGTAGTTCGCCGACTTGGCAAGCACCGGGAGGGTCGTCCCCGGCGCGAGGGCAGTGATCGCCTGCTTCACGCGCGCGGCCGTCCAGTGCCGGCGCGTCGTCGCCGTCCCCGCCTCCGCCTCGGCCTGCGACACGGTCGAGAGGAGGTCGCCGATCGTGACCCACCCCGTGCCGTCGCAGACGACGAGCAAAGCCTGACCGGCCACCAGCGAGATCGTCGTCGCCCCGTCGATCGTCTCCGAGCCGTCGGCGTCGACCGTGATGACGCCTGTCCCGCTGTTACGCACCGCGAACCAGAAGCCGTCCGTCGCCGTCGCCGCAGTGGGCAGCGTGAGCGTCCACGTGCCCGACGACGCATTGATGACCTTGCGCACGTCGGACGTGGTGAGTGTGTAGTTCGCCGACTTGGCAAGCACCGGGAGGGTCGTCCCCGGCGCGAGGGCAGTGATCGCCTGCTTCACGCGCGCGGCCGTCCAGGCCCGCCGCGTCGTCGCCGTCCCCGCCTCCGCCTCGGCCTGCGATACGGTCGCGAGGAGGTCGAGGATCTGCGTGATGGTGAGATACCGCGTGACGTTGTCCGCGCTCTGGTCGGTGGGGATCTTGTCGCCCACGGCTGCGGTCGTGACCGCGGTGAGATCGCGGATCTTCGTCGTCGCCATTCCGGCCTCTCTATTTCGCCTGCGCGCCGAGCGGCATGTGATCGACCAGGAGCTGCGAGATGAAGAACCGCGTGCCGTCGACGGCGCCGTATACGTCCTTCTGGATGCGCGTGCCGACGATGCCGATGGCATAGCTCTCGTTCGTGAGCCCCGGCCCGCTCGGCGTGACGGTGAAGTTGGTCTTGCTGCTCGCCTCGAGGCTGGCTCCGGCGTCGGTCACGAACTCAGCGCCCGTGTCCGTCACGAGCTGGTACGCGGTCGCGACGAACGCGCCGTCAACCTTGAGGTTGACGGTCACCGACTCGGTACTGAGCTGCTTCATGATCAGCCAGCCGCGGTCGTAGCGCTTGAGGCCACGCGCGTTGTCGAAGGGCAGCTCTGGAGTCGTGAAGCCGTTGCTATACGCCACGCCGTCGTCAAGGGCCGAGTCCGTGTCCTCGAGCCGACGCAGAAAGCCGTCGTGGCCCCCGACATAGACGCGGAAGTCGCCGGCCGAGGCGCGGATCACGGCGGAGGCCGACGCGATGCCCGCGGCCGTGTAGTAGTACTGGTGGCGCGCCCACGCTTCTTCGGCGGGGCGGTCGATGAAGTAGACGAGCGCGGTGTCGACGACGCTCTGGCCCTGGCGGATGACGAAGATTTTGCAGGCGCGGAGCACGGGGTCATAGACCGCGTGCGCGCCGGACGCGAGCAGCGAGCGGTCGACGTTGTCCTGAATCCACACGTGAATGTGCGCGGGGCGCGCGAGCGAGACGGCCGCGTAGTCGCCCGTGGTCTGCGTCGCGATAATCGAGGCGACGTCGCCGTCCTCGCCCATGACGATGAGGTCGTTCGGCGTGCGCACGACCAGGCGCTCGGAGGCGACGCCGCCTTCCCACTGCGCGGCCTCGTAGCCCCAGTTCGTCGACGAGGAGTCGCTGTCCTCGACGAGGTAGGCGCGGGTCTTGCCGATCGGGATCAGCCGGTTGCCGAACTCGGGGAGGGCCACGACGCCGAAGTCGTCCCCGGTCTCGATCACGAGCGTCGTGACGTTCGCGTCGGAAAAGTCGTCACCGCCGCTCGCCGCGGCGTAGATCTTCTGCGTCTTGCCCGACACCCCATAGGCCCAGAGGCGGCGCGACACGCCGCGGCCGTGGACGACCATCTGCTTCGGCCAGGCCGTCCCCGACCAGTCAGTCGGGATGTTTGCGAGATCGCTCGTCGTTGTCGCGCTCCCGTCCCAGGTCTGCGGCCGGTCGCTGCCGGTGCAGATGTAGAGCGTGTCGTTGAAGGTCGTGAAGTGCGTGACCTTGTCCGCGGTGAGGCCGCTCTTGAGGACGGTCGAGAAGTCCTTCCAGATCTTGCCGTCGGCCGTCGCGGTCACGATGAACGTGTTGCCGTTGCGCTTGCGGAACTGCGTGAACCCCATGACGCGCGACCCGCCACTGATCGCGCTCGCGTTGACCTTCGTGACACCGTTGCGCGTCTCGCGGGCCCCGCGGTGCAGGTTGATGTTCAGCGCCTCGACCATGCTCTCGGGCGGGATCTGGTCGACGTTCGGGTTGGCGTTCCAGCCGCCACGCACGGCGGGGATCCGGTACGTGCTGCCGGGGTAGACGGAGGCCATCAGCGGAGGAGCGCCCGCGTCAGCGCCACGTCGAAGCGCGCGGGGGTCGGCGGCCCGCTGTTGAGGGCGCGAACGGTCGTGTGAGCGCCGATCGCCTGCTGGATCACGGTCGCATCGAGCGCGACGGTATGCATGGGCGCCAGCTTCACCGCGAGCGAGAGCACGATCAGTTCCTCGTACTCGCCGGGGAGCGTGACCGTCGTGTCCAGGCTCGCGATCGAGGAGAGCGGCTTCCACGACCAGGCGCGGAAGGTGTAGGCCGCGTCCGGCGGGAGATCGAAGTGGATCTTCCCGCTCGGGTACTCCGTCGCGTAGTAGAGCCGTGCCGGACGGCCGCGCGTGGCCTTGTCCTCAATGCGCGCCCACTCGTCGAGGCTCATCGACGGATCGACCGGCGTGTCCACGTTCGCGCTGTCGCGGACGTAGCCCTCCACGATCCGCACGGGCCGCGTCGTGTCGAAGGTGCCCCCACTGCCGATGGTGTAGACGGCCGTCCCGATCGTCAGCGTGAAGCTCTCGTCGACGACGTTCGGCACCATGAGCCGCTCGGCGCTCCAGCTCGCGAGCGTCCGGTTCAGCACCGTCAGCCCATCGTCGAGCTGGGTACTCGTCGGCAGACGGATCCCGCAAAGCTGGAGCGCGCCGCTCACGAGGGTGCGGGCGGTCGCGATGGTCGCCTCCTACGCGCGCGGGCGCGTGCGGGGTATCGGGCTTTTCCTTGGCGGGGGCGCGCCGTAGCCGCCGTTGCGGAGCGCGCCCTCGGTCGCGGAGAGGCTCACCTCGATCTGAGCGCGCTGCTGGCGGAGCTGGGCCAGACGGCCCAGCTCGGCCTTGTGCTGCTCGCTCGCGTCTGTCGTCATTCGCCCTACCCGCGCACGCGCGCGGCCCACTCCGGGCGCAGCGTCTTGTACCCGAACAGGACGTCGATGCGGCACGGGAACTTGTCGTTCGTGATGTCGTACTGCCGCACGATTCGGAGCGAGATGCCGTCATGGGTCTCGCGCGCGGCGAAGTCCTGGCCCCGCGGCATCTCCAGATCGGCCGTGACCATCGCGAAGGCGTCGCGGTGGTAGAGCAGCGGCTGGATGTACACCGTGCTGGCGTCGCCGGAGCCGCCGGCGGCGGTGAAGACGACGGCCTTGCCCGCCCCGGCGCTGACGAGCTCGACGTTCTGCGTCGCGCCCGAGGTGGTCGGGGTCGGGGTCACCGAGACCGTGAGCGCGCCGGCGCCGCTCGCCGTGCCGTCGGCCGTCGCAGCGAACTGCTGAAGATGGCTGTACCGCTGCTTCGTCTCAGGGTTGACGGCGTAGACGTCCGCGACCTTAAAGACGTCGCCCTGCTTGACCGTGGCGGATGCGTCGAGGCCGGTGATCGCGATCGTGGCCGTGCCGCTCGTGATGCCGCTCGAGGTGTTGACGACCGGCGTGGTGTCATCGCGGGTGCCGTTCGTGTGCGACGGCACCATGTTCGACTCCCACCACTTCACGCCCGCGGCCATGCCGATGTAGCCCTCGGCGAAGGCGCGCTCCAGTTCAGAGGCCTTGTGGAAGTAGGTGCTCACGCTGTTGACGAGCGGGAACATCGTCGAGGAGTCGAGGATGAAATGCCGGTTGCCGTCCGGCGCGAGGCCCTGGCTGACGCGCGCGTTCGCGCGGAGCACGTCCAGGATCGCGTCGGGCTCGGCGTCCGGGTCCGCGGCCGTGAGGTTGTAGACGTCCTTGTAGACATTGCTCAGGATGATGTACTCCACCTCGGCGGCGAGGCGGGCCATCGCGGGCTCGAGGATCCGCTCCGCAAAGTCATCGAGGCTCAGCGTGAGCTCGACGGAGCTGAAGTTGATGTCGACGCCCCGCTGCGTCGCGAGGGTGAGCGTCTGGGAGGTCTCGCTCACGTCCTGCGTGGAGATCGTGGCGCCGCTCCGCACCGTGAACTGGTTGGGCATGCGGACCTTGAGCGAGTCGCCGATCTTGGCACCGGAGCGGGCGAACTGATTGTCGTACTGCCGGTCGATCGTCTTGACGAACTTCAGGTTGTTGTGCAAGAGCGCCAGCGCTTTGCGCGTGACTTGGGTCGGCGTCAGAATGGTGTTCGCCACGTCTTATCCTCCGACGGCGCGCGGGAGATGCAATGTCACCAGCGCGAGAATTGCGTCGGGGCCGTCGACGATGCCGGCGGCGCGGGCGATCTTCTCGGCGGTGGGGGTCGGTCGAGGCTGGCTGGCCGCTCTCGCCATCTCGCACCCCCCCGGTTTGCGACACGTGACCCGTTCGAGCCGGGTTGCACGAGTCCCCGAGGGGTTGCTTCGCGTGCTGCCGGGGCGCGAGGCCGGCGCCACTTCGCGCGCTGCGGGGCACAACTCCCGCGCTGCTGCGTGTGCGCGACGATGCACGAATGCTACAGCAACATGAGTGCTACACAACAGGTGCCCGCGTCAAGCAAATCTTTTTAGAGCCCGAGCGGGTTCTTCTTGAGCCGCTCGATCCGGCGGTTCTTGTCCCAGGCCATCCACTCGTCGATGGTCATCTTCTCGGGATCTCTGGTCGACGTCGTGGTGGCGCTGACGGGCGCGATCGGGTCCGGGGCGCCGCTGACGCTTCGGGGCGCCGGAGCGGCGGGGGCCGCGCCGAGCTTCGTCGCCTCGATCTTTCCGAGTTCGCGCCACATCTGCGCGGACGGGAGCTGGCCGATGCGCATGGCCTCAGCCTGGTTGGAGCCGAGCCAGTACGCGAGCTCGGCGCCCTGCTCGGACGCAAAGATCGCGTCGCGCATCTCCTTCGTGAAGACCGGGCGGTTGATGACCTCGTAGACGTCGGCATGCTGCCCGCTCAGGGCCTGGACGCTGGCCGTGAAGGTCTCGGGGGGCGCGGCCTCAGTCGTCGCCCTCTCGGACGGCGTGCCCGGCGCGGGTGCCGTGTCCCGCTGCCACGCGAGGATCTTGTCCTCATAGGCCACCTGCGCCTGCTGGTATCTGACGGCGTCGACGTAACCCGCGCCATCGGTGAACTCGGCGAGGCTCGGCGGCAGCGGGCGCGCGCCGGCGTCGACCTTGCGCTTGAGCGCCGCCAGCTCATGCTCGGCCGCGTCGGCGCGCCGCTCGGCGTCGCGACGGGCGCGCGTGAGTTCGTCGGCGCGTCGTTTCGCGAGCGTCTCGGTCTCGGGTGAAGGCTCGGCCTCATCGGGCGGGGGCGTGCCGTCGGCCGGCGCGGGCGTCGGGTTGATCGGCTCGTCGGTGGTCGTCATGTCCTGCGGTGTCGTCATCGCCTCTCCCGTTTCGTCAGCGCGCGGCCGGGCCGGGGAGGCGTGACGCGCCGTTCCCGCCCGCGGGTGGGCCCGTGCGCGCGAGCGCGAGCATCTCCTTCGCGACCTCCGCCACCTTCGGCGCGAGTTCGTTGTCGACCTGCTCGAAGAGCAGCGGCGCGAGGCCCGGGGCGAGCATCGGCGCGTACTGCATCGACTCGGTGAGCAGGTCGACGTTTTCCTGCCGGCGCGTCGAGTACGTGCGCACGTCCGCGACGACGTCGTACTTGCCCAACGTGAGGTCGTTGAGGATCGTCGTCTCGCCCGTCTCGGGCACGGTCACCGCGTAGTTGATGCGCTCCATGCGGTCCTCGCCCTTTTCGTTGCGCAGCCGCACGATGCGCGCGGTGTCGTAGATCTTCGGGATGAGGTCGATGAGCAGCCGCACGGTCTGGATCACCGCGCGCCGGAGATTGTCCGGGAAGTGGTACGTCCCGATCTTCGCGCGCGTCTGCCGGGCGAAGATCGCGCGCGCGGAGCGCTCATACGCCTGCTCGCCGATCGCGCTCTCGTACATCCCGAGCGTGTCCTTTACGAGGGCGGCCGACATCGTCAGCATGGCTTGGTGGCCCGTGCTCACCTGCGGCGGCGCCTCGCGCTTCGGGATCACGTTGCCCGTCGGGTCGTAGCGGAGATAGGGCAGGTTCTTCGTATTCGCCTGTCTCCACTCGTCCTCGTATTTGGCGATGCTCTGCGCCTGGACGATGTACGGCGCCTTCGGCGCGAGGGCGACGGTCTCCGTCGCGGTCGTCCACCAGTAGTTGAACGCGCGCTGGGGGTCTTTGCCGTCGCGGATGAGCGAGCGCTTGTAGACCTTGCCGTTGACGTTCACGCGGTCGCCGACGGCCTCCACGATCGGGATCTCGCGTCCAGGCCAGTCGCGCTCCTCGAGGATTTGATGGCCGGCCATCTTGTACCAGCGGATCGTGTCCGTCTCGACGACGCGCGTCTTCAGGATGCGGAAGCCCTGCGCCGCGAGCACGTCGTGTGTCACGTCCTTCGTCAGCTCGACGATGCCGATCTGGCCCGACGGGTCTTCGCACTGCGCGATCGTCTTCGTCACGCGCTCTTTCTGGAAGTATTCCGCGATGCGCACCTTCTTCACTTCGTACCAGAGCGTCCAGTCCTCGCCGCGGCCCTGCCACTCGAAGTCGACGGGTTGGGCGTTGGGGAACTGCGCCGTGAACTCCGATTCCGGCAGCCAGTCGGTGATGAAGGCGTACATGCCGCGCGGGTCGAGGTAGACGCTGAAGGGGTTCTCGATGCCCTGCAGGCGCAGCTCCTGATCGAAGCTGTCGTCGCAGTACTGGTTCACGATGCGCCAGTAGCCGAACCCGCCCGCGGCCGCCTGCTCGCCGGCCGTCGCGTAGATCGTCTCGGCGTCGGACAGGTACTCGATCTGGCGGATGAGATCCTGAAGGATCGTCGCGGTGGCGAGGTCGCCCTTGTCGTCGACGGGGCGCACCTTCCCTGCGGTACGGTTCTCGCGCTCCTCGTTCGCGACCTGGGCGAGGAACTTGCGCAGGAGATTCGCCGTCAGGCACGGGCGGCCGTCGAGCTCGCGCTGCCTGCGCGTGTCCTGGTCCCACTGGCCTTCTTCGACGTTGTAGGCGAACTTGAGATCCTCAAGCGCCGCGGCGCGGATCTCGTCGTCCGCGGTGACGATCATGTGGAAGCGCTCGCGCGCGAGCTCGAGGATCTCGTCGTTGGTCATCGTCCGAGCATCTCCCGCAAGAGCGTCGTGGGGTCATTCATGCCCGGACCCACGTCAGCCTCGTCGTCACGCGCTCATCCACGCCCGCAGGCCCGCCGCCAGCACCGGCTCCGGCCCCCGCCGGCGACGCACCTTGCTGACCAGCGCATCCGGGTGGTAGTACGTCATCGCCAGCGCGTCGGCCTCGTCCGGGCTGTGCCCGATCTCCGCCTTGATCTTCTTCTTGTCGACGATCTTCACCACGCTGTGCCCCTTGTGCGGCACGTACTCGCAGCGCGTGGCGCCGAGACCGTTCTTCAGCTCCACGTCGTCGGGGAGGCTGATCGCCCCGCGCTCGAAGGCCTCGCGCAGGCGCCAGTACATCTCGGCCCGCATGTTGTAGAAGCGCGTCTCGTCGCTCGCCGCCCGGCGCGCGTCGGCCGCTTCCACGATCGCCCCCTTGAGCGCGCGCACGTTGCCCTCGACGGCCCAGCCGATGCCCACGGTGTCGATGCGCACGACGTCGGGCCGGTCGGCGTCGACGTCGGTGCCGATCCAGCGCTCCAGCGCCTGGCTGTCCGCCGTGCGCAGCCGCTTGAGGGGAAAGACCTGCGGCCCCCGCCGGGTCGCGATGATCGAGTGGTCGCCGCCCGCCCCGCAGTCGACGGCCTTCACGAGCGGCGTGCCCGCGGGGAGCTCGACCTCGCGCTCCACCGCGTCCTCGATCCACTCCCACGGTATGAGCGTCTGCTCGTCGACGAGGGGGGGCAGGCCGAGCACGCGGATCCGGTACGGGTTCGAGTCGCGCCCGTACTTCGCGGCGAGGGCCTCGACGACCGCGGGCTCGACCAGCTCGCAGTCCTCGGCGTTCCAGCGCAGCGCGATGAACCGCCCCCCCGCCTGCTGCGTCTCCACCGCGTAGCCCGTCGCCCGCGTGGGGTTGAAAATCACCAGCATCACGTTCACCGCGCCCGTCATGTTGCCCTCGAGCGCCTCAAACACGGGCGGGCGCACCCCCGAGGCCTCGTCGATCACCTGCAGCACGTGCTCCTCGTGGATGCCCGCAAGCCCTTCCACCTGCTCCGACTCGGTCAGCTTCGGGTTCGCCGCCTTCGGGAACGCCAGCCACCGCTTCCCCCGCGCCTCCTCCGGCACGCTCGCCAGGAATAGCTTGTCGTTCTGCAACACGAACTGATCCCGCAACGGCGAATACATGAGCCACTTCGCGATCTCCGACCACAACACCTTCGACAACTGGTCGGCCGACACGCTCACACACGGCACCTTCGGGTACGAGAAGCACGAGAGAAACCATAGAATCGCCCACGCCGCGAACCCGTCCTTGCCGACCCCCTTGCCCGCCATGATCGACACCCCGAGCGTCTCCCGGCGCTCCCCTCGCTCCTTCGCCGCCACTAACCCCGAAAGCGCCCCCGCCGCCTCCCGCTGCTGCTCCGTCATCCGCAGCGCCGTCCCCTTCGCCCCGTTGTACGGCCCCAGAATCGCCTCCTCCACGAACCGCCCGAGATCCTCCCGCCACCCCCGCACCACCCGCAGATTCGCCGCATACGCCCTCGCCCCCTCGCGCGCCCCGACCGAGCCCCCAGAGCCTTGCCCGCCCATTAGCCCCTCACCCGCTCCAGTCCCATCACCCCCCCCTTTACCCCTCTCCCACGTGAAACCGGGACTGACCTGTCATGAAGCCAGGACGAGGCCCATGCCCCCGGGGGTCCGAGCCGAGCTCGAGGTTGCGGCCGGCGGTAGCCGACAGCGGGTCCGCGGTCCAAAGGCGTAGTCCAGTGGGGGCATAGTCTGTACTATCGGCCCAGGTCAGCATTGGCGGGCACTTGCGCCGCATCGGACCCAGGCATCAGAGCGCCAGCACTACGGGTAGTGGGCCGCGTCCTGGCGCGGTCGCGTTCGACCCGCTCAATCAGCTCATGAAGAGATAGGTTCTGGGTAGATTGGCCACGTTCCAGCCGTTCGTCAGAGTGCAGCCAGTGATGCGTGCCCGCGAGCTGGTAGGGGCTGCTCTTTACGTGGGCGTCCGGTTCGTCGAGCGCGCGGTTCAGGGTGTCGATCACACGCATTCGGGCCGACGTTAAAATGTTGGCCTGCTGCTCTCGGAACGTGTCGACGTGCTGAGCAGAGAACAGGTGGCGCAGCCCTGACATGCGTTCGTGCGCGGTGGACTTGGCGATGCCGAAGTAGTCGCCGATCTGCTCCCACGTCGCGCCCGAGTTGAGCATGGCGGCGGCCTTGCTTGGACTCCATCGTCGGCGCCGGAGCCGTTCGCTTGGCCGTTCGACGGTGCCCACTCTTCCGCTTGTAGCACGGCTCCGGCCCGCTTGTGAATCTTTTCACACAAAAGCGCAACACTCTATATAGAGAAGAAAGTGTTGCGCATTCCTAGAGAGGGCTTCTAAGGCCCTCTCTATAAAGCAGTAATGCGCCCAGCGGTGCGCTAATACCGCGCCGCGTCATTTAGGGGAGTGTTGCGCTTAATTTTCCGCGCGGAGCAGAGCTCCCGGCCCGCAACGTCCCTGACGTTTTTCCCTTGACACTCCCTCACGGCTATATTATAAGGTATGACATAGACGCTACAAGACGCACTACAGGGGGGCCAGCCATGAGCAAGAAGCTGGTGATCGTGAGGTTACAGTGCCTGCGCTGTGGCCACACATGGGCGCCGCGTAAGCCGGACGTGGCGCAGTGCCCGAGGTGCCAGAGCCCGCGGTGGGACCAGGCGCGCGAGCCAGGCGCGAGTGAGCCAGGGCGCGAGTGAGCGCTAGGGGGGACAACATGGAGCGCATCGTGATCTGCCTTGAGGGCGACAGCGAGCAGTGCGTGATCTCAGGCCGCTACTCGCTTGATGAGGGGGAGGGGGCGCGCGACATCGTGATGCGAGAATTCTTGGACATCAACGACTTCGATGCCCAGGACTACCGCCAGATCGCCGCGCTCGAGATCGGCGGCGAGATCATCTACGGCGGGGGCGCGTTCGCGCTGTCTGTGCTTCGCCGGGAGGCGTAGGGAAAGGACAACATGACAACGATGAGACCGATGAGACCGTATCGGAAGGCGCGAGGGCGCAGGCCCACCGCCGCTCAGATCGCCGCCGCCCAGCAGGCGTGGGATGCGCGCGAGGGCACGATCGAGGGGCGGTATCACCGGGGCCAGATCATCGTCGACGCCGCCGGCGACTATTGGCGGATCACGCGCCCAGGCCGACGATATCACGAGGATGTCAGCGACCTGATCTATCCGGTCGTGCGTGCGCGCGCGCCTCGCGCGGCGCGGGCGTGGCGCGATCTGGAGAGCATCGCGGCGACGATCTATGGCCGGCATGACGACGCGGTGCTCGTCGCCGGGGGCGCGCTGCATATCCGGCTGCGCGCGCCCGGACTCCTCGCCGGCGGCGACGAACTCGCGGTCGATGGCGATGTCGTGAGCGCATATCACGCACGCTACGACGACGCGCCGCGCACGGGACAGGTGCGCGACGCCAAGCTCGCGGCTCGCGTGCGCGAGCTGATCGCGCTGCGGCCCACGTGGACTCCGATGGCCCGCGTGCATGTGCGGCCCCAGACGCCAGTCGCGGGCGCAGGCGAGTCATGAGAGCCCCGGCGGTCTTGCGCGTCCTCGATCCACTTACGCATCCGGCCTACGCGACGGCCGCGCGCGAGCTGGACGACTCGATGCGCGCGCTCGTCGCACGCCGTGCTAGCACGCCCGAGGATGCCACGGGTGCCATCGCCGCCCTCGACGCCGAGATTGTCGGCCGCGCGTACTGGTATGTGCTGCGGCCCGATGAGATCGCCCGCGAGATCATCGGCCTACGGCGGCGCATCAGCGTGGCGGAGGCCACGCGCATTCTACTCGCGTGCGGCGAGGCCGGCTACGACATCGCGGGCAACGGCGGCCCAGATCATGCCCTGCGGTATCCCGGCCGCCACGGCTACCCCGAGTATGCGCCGACGCGCGGCGCAGAACGGGACGAGGTGCTGTGGGCAGCGGCTGAGTGGTGGGCGCACTTCGCGACGAGGCCCATCACGTACATCTCGCTCGGCGATCACCGCGGATATCTCCCTCGGCCGGTCCAGTACGATCAGCCGGGGAGCATGCATCCGCGGCAACGGGCAGCGCTCACCATCGGCCCGGAGCCGGACGTGTACATGCGGCAGCATACGCGCCGGCTGCTGGTCGTTGAGCCGTAGGAGGAACAACAATGACGACGAAGAGCTGCGAGTGCGGCGTGTGGACGGGCGAAATGTGCGATTGGGCGGGATCGCGAGATGAGACCGTGGTGATCGAGTACATGCCACCGGATCTGAGGGCGTCGCACGCGGCGGCGCATAACTACGGAGTGTACCCGCACAACGGGGCCGTCCGAGTGCGCGTATCGCGCGACTGCGCCGATTTGGTCGCGGAGAGCGAGTGGGCGTCGGTCGTCGAGGAGGAGGGCTAGGGCAATGGCTGCGACAACTCTAACCGCGATCATCCGCGGCCTGCCCGGTACGTATCGCGAGCGCCTGAGCGCGCTCACGGTCGAGCGCGACGCGGACGGTCGATGGTGCGCCATCCTTACCTATGCGCTCGCGCTGCCGGGCATCGCAGATAGCGAAACCGGGCCGTATAGGATCGCGCTGGATACTCACGATCTCCCGCCTGGGGTCAGAGCCTGGGCGCGCGTGCGTGTGCCAGACTCCATCCACGCCCTCGAGATCGATGGCGAGTCGCTCGATCCGCAAGCGGTCGTGGACACCATGTTCCTCGAGCTCGCCGCGCTGGATCTGGGCACGCTCGATGTCGCGCGCTTCGACTGTGGCGGTGCCCCGCGCTGGGTCGCGAAAACCCACGCCGGGTCGGAGTCGGAGCGCGTGGCGTGGATGCGGAGCATCACCGGGTAGGTAACCCAGCTCACAGCGCCTCGGCCTCCTGACCCAGCAGGAGACTTGGCCGAGGCGCTCGACATGCCATCGGGTGAGCGTCGCGCGCTGGGGGATTTGGCAGCCCAGCGTGCCGCGTCTGGTCGCCCCTCTCGAACATGGAGGATTTAGGAGCCGCGAAAAGCCGGGCTTAAATCCTCCATGTCCTGCCAGCTCACCGGGGGATTTAGCAGTGAATAGCCGCCGCGCTAAATCCTCCACCCCCCCCATCCGGGTCACATGGAGTGAATAGCCGCCGCGCTAAATCCTCCACCCCCCCCATCCGGGTCACATGGAGTGAATAGCCGCCGCG